GCCGGTCGCGTGATGTAACTCTTCTGCTGCGCCTTCCCACACAGGGTCTCCTTGAACAGTTGGGTCGTGCGACTGATGTCTTTGGTGCTAATCTGAAACATGTCCGCAATCTCCTTCGCCGACCGAGGGTATTTGTTCAGACGACACGCGAACAAAACGCAATTCGCCTTGATCCCGGTGCGCACCGACCCACGCGTGAGTTTGAGTTCATTGAATTTTTTATACATCGTCTTCGAGTCGTGACGAATGTTTTCCGGAAGGCCCGGACACGCCTCGTCGATTTCTCGGTAGGCGTGAAATAACGAACGATCGCGGTGATTACTCATCGACAGGTGAAAATTAATCCTCGCCATGCGCCGAGTCTTGTACGTCGATCCCCTCCCGGTGGCGATAATGCAACTCTTCCCCCACGAGTGCGAAAACAAATCGGAGGGTGCGGTCGGGTTCCCACACCTCGAACCATCGGTGACTTGCCCGTCGGTGGATATCCCACTCTTCCACTCCGCCCCGTCGTCGATGAAAATGGTGTCCACGCGACCACACTCGGTGCACGTGGGAATGCCATCCACTAAAAGTTTTTGACCACCACACAAACAAAAGTTAATCGTATCCACTGGCTTTTTCATTTGTATTTGTTGTTGTTGTTCTTCGGCTCGGAGAATCTCCAAGTCTGACCATATTGCTGCCAGCATTTTTGGTGCATTGACTTGACTTTTTAGTTTTCGTGTCCTGACGCACTTAACTCAAAAAGAGTGTCTTATTCTCGTCTCGATGGCGTCGACGGTGTCCTTGAAAGAACGCGCCCCGGGGCTCTGTGGGTTCCAGTCGTCCCACAGCCGGTCGATTTCGCGCGCCCCCTCTGGGACGTCTTCTTGGCCGGAGACATCGCCGTCGCTCACGATGAACCCAGAGAGATCGGTGTCGGTGTCACTCCACACCTCGCTGTCGGTCTCCTCCACGTCGATGTCCTCGAGGGCGACCCACAGATCCTCGCCCACGGATTTAAACTCCAGCGCGGGGAGGTCACAGTCCGGGTGGTGCTCGGTGAGGGCCTCCCACGGAACCGCGGTGACGTTCTCTTCGAGGGCCCACACGGGGGCGTTCTTGTAAAATTTTTCAGTCGGTAACAGCAAACGCACCCCGACCAGTCCTCGACCGGTGTTCAGGGTGACGACGCCGAGCATCTCCTCTTCCACGTCGTCTTCTTTCACCATCGCCCTGACGCACTCTTTTTCTTTGATTTCACCTGGGATAATCGCATTCATAACTTAAGATTTCCAGACAAAAAATATTTAGGTAAAATACCCAACCCGATGACATTTATCATTTACTCCAAGCAAGATTGCAAATATTGTGATTTAGCAAAGAAACTATGTGAAGACGAAGGTCTACCACACGAAAAGAGAGAAATCCCGAGGGATGAACTTAAAGAGAAATGCGGGGGGTCGCTCGATGCGTACCCCCAAATCTTTCTAGGTGACACCAGGATTGGCAATTTTTTCGAGTTTCAGGAGTACCTCGAGGAAGAGTACGAACCCCTCCTCCACCAAACATTGTCGCGGTTCACCGTGTTCCCGATCGAACACAAGAACTTGTGGCAGTTGTACAAGAAGGCACAAATGTCAAACTGGACCGCGGAGGAGGTGGATCTCTCCAAGGATATGGAGGACTGGGCCAAGTTGAACGACAACGAACGACGATTCATCAAATACATCCTAGCCTTCTTCGCCGGGTCTGATGGCATCGTCTTCGAGAACATCAACAACAATTTCGCCGACGAGGTGGCGTCCGCGGAGGCGAGGAGTTTCTACGCGTACCAATGTCACAACGAGATGGTGCACGGGGAGACCTATTCTTTACTCATCGATAAATACATCAAAGACCCGGCCGAGAAGCGCGAAGCCTTCGACGCCATCCAAACCATTCCGTGCATCGCCCAGAAAGCCAAGTGGGCGCTCAAGTGGTTCGACCGAAAGCGAACCTTCGCCGAGAGACTCTTCGCGTTCGCGTGCGTGGAGGGAATCTTTTTCAGTGGTTCCTTCTGCGCAATCTTTTGGCTCAAGAAGAGAGGGTTGATGCCCGGGCTCACGTTCTCCAACGAACTCATCTCGAGGGACGAAGCCTTGCACCAAGAGTTCGCCGTGGAACTCTTCAAGATGCTCAAGCACCAACCGAACGCGGATACACTCCGAGAGATCGTCCGAGAGGCGGTGGAGATTGAGAAGAATTTCATCTGCGAAGCCCTCCCGTGCCGACTCATAGGCATGAACTCCGACGAGATGAGCACCTACATCGAATTCGTGAGCGATCGACTCCTCAAGAGCGTCGGAGCGACGCCCATCTTTAACGCCAAGAACCCATTCGATTTCATGTTGAACATCTCCCTCGAGGGGAAGACTAATTTTTTCGAGAAGCGGGTGGGGGAGTACGGGAAGATGGACGACACCGCCGAGGACATAGGGTTTGATGAAGATTTTTAATGTTCACATATAGTATTAATCAATCAATGAGCGTCACCACACGTAACACGACCGCGCAAAAATCGAAAGTGAGTAAAAAGAAAGCCTCCAACCGAGAGTGCAAGAGCGTCGCGTGCAAAGCCATGAGATGCCAAAGCGTGATCAACTCGTGCAAAACCATGGTGGCCATCGACAGACTCGCGGAACACCTCGAAGAGCGGTACCAGCGCACCCTCGACCGACTCACCCAAGCCGTCAACGACAAAAAGAGCAACCTCTTCATCTCCAAAATCATCCAAGAATTGTACCCACTCTCCGTCGCCCTCGACACCGCCCAACGGAAACACGCCAATATGAAGAAATCGTGCGTGCTCGGAAACCCGCGGGGAACCCTGTGCACGACTCGCGCGTTCAATGGGAATTCCAACGCAGTGGGTGGGAGAGCGAAGACGAGCCGATTGCTCGCGCGCAGAAGCCCCCGCGTGAAGAACGCACCCAAAAACGTGAACTCACCGAACGTGAACAACCGACGAAAGAGAATTTTGAATGCCATCGCCAAGCGCGCTAAAAAATAAATTTGAATAGTAAGTAATGCTGAGATATGCCGCTCTGAATTCCGAATTTAAAACAGTCCTGACTAAAATCGCACAAAGGGGCGAGCGAATCATCGCCGACTACGCCAAAGAAAACGTCTCGTCACCCTCCCACATAAAAGCCGTAGAACGAACGACGAAGATCATGCTCGATGCCCTCCCCGCGGGAAGCATGTGTGCCCTCAAGTTTACCTCCTTCGGAAGCCGTGAACACCCAAACGCCGCGACGCAAAAGATTCAAGGAATCGTTCAACACGCCAAAGAGAGAGACATCAAGGTGTGCATCGACGCCGAAGACGTCTTGTATCCCCAGGCGTGTTATAATTTGATGCTCGAGAACAACACGCCAGAAGAACCGTGGGTATACACCACCTATCAAATGTATAGGATGAACGCGCTCCGAGAATTGAGGGAAGATCTCGAGAAAGCGCGACGCGACGGCATCTGTGCCGGAGTCAAGTTAGTCCGTGGGGCGTACTTGAAAAAGCAAGCGGGAGTATTCGACCGGAAATCGGACACCGATCGCCAGTACGACGAAGCGATCACCCACGCGCTGTCGACCGACAATGCGCACACTGTGGTAGCCACGCACAACGTACATTCCCTGAGATTAGCGCACAAATTTCCGATGAACAGGTACGTGACCGCCCAACTCATGGGCATGGGACACGAAAAGGTGGACTACAGGTACGTCCCATACGGCAGCCTCTTAGAACTGACCCCGTACCTCCTGCGACGACTCGCTGAGAGATTATCTTGGTCTTAATTATAGATGAATAAGACGACCAAAGGAATTCTCATTGCGGTGGTTCTTTTATGCTCATGCTCGTCCTGCGTGTGCAGCATGCTCGGTGGTGGAGGTGCATTTTGGTTCATGGGTTCAGGCGAACCACCGGCACCACCGGCTCGTGCGGCGGCACCACCGAAGGCTGAAGCATCACCCGCGGAAACCCAACCCCCCACTAAGGAAGAGTAAACTAATAAACACTTTAATAATCCTGATTCTGGAGAATTATTAAAGTTTTTTTTTCAAAGACGAATCCGTTTTATTTACTTGCGAGCAACTTGAACGGTGGTACCATCCGGGCATCCGCACGTCATGTGAGACGGACCCATCGGCGCCGGACCAGCACCAACGGAAGAGCCCTCGAGGTCGAAGGAGGCGAAACCGTCTTCAAGGTCCATGAACATGAGACCCTCCTTTTCCGGTGCCGGGGACGGGCCGGACGGGGCCGGACCCTCGGCCTCTTCCTCTTCCTCTTCCTCTTCCTCTTCTTCACCTTCCGCCGGGGCCGGGCCCTTGTCTTCCTCAGCCTTCGCCGGGGCCGGGGCTTCGTACTTTTCTTGTCTGATGTTCATCATCGCCCACACGATGAGCATGAACACGATACTGTGGATGATCAAACCGAGAAGCGTCGGGTTACCGTTCACGGAAGAGAGACCGGCACCCAACAAACGTCGCGTGAGGATGTACGTTTGCGGGTTCGCGACCAAAAAGAAAGTGAGTGCACTGATTACACTGATGGTAAACTTTTGCTCCTGCTTTTTGCCCTTGCAGCCACAGCCGCAGTCCTTGAAGAGACCCATGTTGTATATAACTTTATTCAATATTTTTTTTCAATTCATTCCGTTTGCTCTGGAGCCTGCTCCCCCTCTCCCTCCTCTCCCTCCTCTCCTTCAGTGGGTAACTCGGGTGCGTTGGGTGGTGTCCCGTCCTCCTTGTAATTATATTTCTGGAAGGTTGCCTTTCTCCACTTGTCCACCAAAAGGTCGTACTCGAGCACGTTTTCCGCGGTGCCAATCGCCTTTGACTTTTTCACCACCCCACCGGAAGCGTTGAGAAATACCAGTTGTGAACCAACGATAGTTTCCGCGGGTCCGGGCTTGTTGATGACCGCCACTTTATCGATCTCGACCTCGTCATCGAGAGTGACCACGTGTGCCGTGGGTTCGTCGGTGTTTGCCTTGACATTCTCGGAGAGATTGCGGCTCATCTTGTTGAGAATCTGAATCTCTTGGACGAGTGCACCCTGGGAATTTTCTAATTTGACCGTCTTCGCCTTTAGTGACGGAATCGGACCGAGGGCAGCGAGGATGTCTTCGGATGAAGGTTTTGTCTCCATCGCTGGACCCATGTACATGTATGCATAAGAGCCAGCCCCAAAGGAGGACACGAGGCAGCACACACAAAACAGTAAAAGTATGAGTGGTCCTTGTCCCATCTAAAAGTGAGGGATATTTTTTTTCACACGTGATTCCGATCTGAGGTGCACACGCACACTTAATGATCGATCGAAAATTTTTTCCTTCCTCATTAATGTTCTCACCATGGATCTGGCCCTGGAAGCGATCCGAGAGAAGAACATCGCCGCCCTCGCGCTCATAGACGAACAAGACCCGTGGAAGCAGCGCATCCTGTGCGAGGCCGCCGCGGCGTGTGAATTCGAGGAGGCGCTCGTGCACTTTAACCGCAAGTTCTACGAGTGGGATCAGCGCACGTACAGGGCTGCCAGGAGTGAGCAAACCAAGCAGTGGCTCGAGTTTCAGGGGTGTCCGACGCGTCGATACACCACGGATGTTCTCAACGCCATGCTCACGGTGGTCGCGGAGAGATTCTCCGAGGAAGACGAGGGCACGTACGCTTTCTTGAGCGGGGAGATCCAAGGTCTCCACCGAACGCTTCAGTTTTACAAAAAGTCTTGGATCGATCATCACGACGCCATACGTAAGCACAAGCGCAGGGAGGCAATTTTACTTCTAGTTCTATTTATCGTTATTGCAATACTATGCTAAACCCACTCACCACTCCCGTTCTTAAACGTGTAAGTGTACTTGTCCCTAGGATCGCCTTGTATGGGAGGCGTCCGCGCCACGATGTCTTTGGCTTCGTCGAGCACGGCTACCTGAATCCCCGTCGTTCTCTCTTTGCAACAATCTTTTCTGTTGTAAATTTCAATCGCGTGAATCTTTCGCATCGAACCCAAATCAATCTCGATCCAATCGGTGTCACTGTTCGGGTGACCATTCGTGTGGGCGAAATTATTGTCGGTCTCTTTCCCGAACGTCAAATGTCTCATCGGCCCCGCGGGGTGCACGGAACTCGCTTTGGCCGGCTTCTCGATGGCCAAGTTGAGTTTTTCGTCGTCCAACACTTTCACAAAGGCGAGATTGATAATCATCTCATTGTTCGTGTGCACCAATTTCACGTAACGTCCCCGAACTGGGATGTCTTTATCCGGGTCTCTCACGGGCGTGGATTGCAAGGCGTCGCCGGATACGCTCCACACGACCGCTTGTCCCTCGACCTCACAGATTTTTGATTTTTTCACCTCCTCCAATTTCTCATTGAGGAGGACGATCTCACACCCCATCAACCCGTCGGGTGTGTCCGGCGCGTTTACGATGTACACGAGGCTTACCGGTCTTTCCTCTCCGAGATCGATCTCTATGTATTCAGATTCCGTGGAATCGGTGGTCCCCGCGACACCGTCTGACGGGAACCCACCGGTGGTGAGATTTTGCAGAGAGAACCCCTCCAACTTGGACGAGGCCTTGACGGTCTTTCCTTTACTGACAACCTTGTCGCCGTCGAAGATGGACATCTCAGATATCTTGATAGCCTTCTTCGTCGTCTGCTGAAGACGGACGTATTTCGCGGTCGCGGGGGGGATCTCAGGAACAGCCGTGCACGTGGCGACACTGAACTCGAACGGGTCGAAGGTACCGGCCGTGCATTTCCAAAAGCCACCGATGCTGCTGGAAATACTGCAGCAGCAACAGCAAAATGCGAAGATCAGGGCAAAAATGATCGCCACTGGTTTCATCCTACTTTGGTCTGACAAAAAAAAATCGCGACTTAAAGTTTTCCGTCCACAAATAAGTATACCACAAACACAATCACAATGTCGCTCGCTATTACTCAATCCAAGGATTTCGATGTCTCCAAGATCACCTTCACGAAGATGAAGAAGGGGAAGATGGGAAACAAGACGGTTTACCTCCAAAGTGACAACAAGAAACTCTACCTCCAACTCCCGTTCCTTCGATCGCCGTACGGAATGTCCTCCTACACGGACGAGGCCTCTGGGAAGACGAGTTACAGCCTGGATCTCTCCTTCGACACCGATAACGAGGCGGCGATGGAATTGAAGGGACAACTCGAAGCGTTGGACGAACTCATCGTCAACACCGTCGCCGAAAACTCCAAGGAGTGGCTCGGTAAGGAGTTTAACGTCGAGGTCCTCAAGCAAGCGCTCTACAAGCCGATCGTTCGACCCGGGAAGGAAGACTACCCGGCGACGATGAAACTGAAGATCCTCACGAAGCCGGACGGCACCTTCGTCCCGGAGGCGTACAACATGAAGCGCGAGCGCGTCTCCCTCGACACCGTCGAGAAGGGCGTCAAGTGCTGCGCCATCTGCGACGTTCAATCCGTCTGGTTCATCGACAACAAGTTTGGCGTCACCATCCGACTCTCCCAGGTGTTGATGGAACAATCCCAAAAACTCCCATCGTTCGCGTTCCAAGGCATCGACCTCCCGACGTCCGACGCCGGGGCGTCTTCCGAACAGGAGGAAGAAGAAGAATTCGAAGAAGACATGATTGACGAATAATTCCTAAGTTTATAATATAAAATATGGCTCTCCTCAGACAAAACGCCCTCTCCAAGGCGGAATCCCGCGCCCTCACCCGCCTCAAGATGTTGAACTCCCGACTCAACAAGGACAACAAGAAACTCAAGAAGGAACTCGCGGCGGCTCGAAAGCGCGTGAACGCCCTCGCCCTCGCCCGCAAGATCAAGCGCCGTGTCAAACTCGTGAACACGACCATCCCATCCGTGCGCACCAAGGTCAGCCGCCAACGCCGCATTTTAAATCTCAGTAGATAATACAATGATCGCCTTCATCATCCTCCTCCTCGTGGATTTATACATTCTCATGAACACCGGACGCGTCGCGGCCCCGCCGGCGGTCGTCGGTGAAGAAGGTAAGTGGACTGTTTTCGGCACCATGGGCTGCGGGTGGACGCGCAAGCAACTCGAATACCTCAAGAAGAAGGGCATCGCCCACGTTTTCAAGGATTGCGAAAAGGGTGAATGCGGTGAAGGTATCGAGGCGTTCCCGACTCTCGTGAGCCCGGAGGGAGAGAAGACCGTGGGATACAACGAAATTTAAATGCATTGATTATTGGATATTCAAAAATTCGATTAAGAGTTTTTCAATATTCAAATTTAATTTAGCAGCACTTGAGGACGGAGAGGGACATGCTGAGCAAGAACGCGTCGGCGAGGTTTCCGATCGGCTTCAACGCGCTGATGTGCGGGACGAGGGAGCGGTTCCACATGAATCTGAGGAGGAAGGAGGACAAGATGAGGGTCAAGACGAAGGTGATCAACTCGGAGAGCAACTCGCGTCGGCTCTTGCTTCGGACAACTTCTCTGAGGGCCATTTTAATTTGTTTCTATATATTAATAAGACAAAATAAAAATGGCCAAGGGCCTCCCACTGAGTGGGTCAGAGAAGAAATTCACCCACCGTCTGTGGAGCAGTCGCAGAGGGGTCGGGAACAATAACTGCTACGCGTACGCGTTCTCGGATTACGAAGCCGCGGCGCGTCCACACAAGAGCATCCCCGGTGATCGCTCGGGTCTCTCCTCCCTCCCGCACACGTACACGCACTGTCGCGACTTGGCGAGGCGCGTCGTGAGCGACAACCCGAAAAAGGTCTACGTGTGCAAAGACCCGGAGAAGCGATGCAAGAAGGGATACTACAAGACCATGCTCTTCGTCGCCCCGGCGAGGCCATCCGACTGGATCAGTCAGGGGGATTTCCACTGGTACAAACAACACGGGGTGGTGGAATACAAGGTAAAGAAGGGTGACACCGTGACGAGCATCGCCCGTTTTTTCAAGGTTCCCCTCCAGCGCATCAGTCGCGCGGTGGAGCGAGCGAAGGCGAAGAACAAACTGGTGCGCACCCTGAAACCTGGGAAACTCCTCGTCTTCAAGGCGAACGTGTGGAGCCACAAGAGAGGGTGGGCCACGGGAGCGCTCCTCACCGACGCTAAGGGCAAGATCATCAAAGACCCGCGAGTCGCGTCGCGCTTGTACCCCGGGCTCAACTACAAGCTATTCTGCAACGCTTTCTGTGTCGCTAGCAAGGGTGTTCGAGTCGGACCCACTGCCCCCGTCCAGAGGAGGCCCGTCAAAAACAAAAACGTTGGAGTCAACGTCGTCAAGCGTAAGACCAATGTCCGCAAATAATCGATCCAAGTCGAGGGTGTCATCCAAATCTACGTTGAGTTCGAAAATGTCAAAAACATTGAAGATGTTCTCTGTGTTGAGATTTGCGGTGGACGTATTGGCGGTGTAATTGTTGGTGACGCTCAACGTGACTGAAAATTTAGAGACGTCGAAGACTTGGCGACACATCGGGCACGTGTGTTTGCCTTTGGCCTTCCACTTATCCAGGCATGTGGCGTGGAATATATGTCCGCAACGGATTGGCGGATTTGAGTTGTGTCGAGACGACCGCACCTCGTTCAGACATATACTGCATGTGGTCATTCCTGGTTAAGGAGGGGAATAATTTTTTAGTGAAATTCACTCACTCAGTACGTGTTCTTCAAGTTGAGGAGCGGGGTGTGGCACTGGTTGCACTTTTCGTTGCCTTGCGCGGCTTGAATCTTGTCCAAGACGGCCGGACCCGTGCGTTGGAGGTACTGGCGGTACGAGTAGTTGTCTTCCATGTTGATGCCTTCTTGTTGCATCACGTAGTTGTTGATCAATCTGGACGAGGAGTGGATTTGGTAGCATCGTCCATCGGCCATGCCCATGCGCTGAGACATCTTAGTTGTTGTTATTACATGCTGAGAAATTTATCTGTTTGTTTTCAATCGTTCGCACCCACGATTGGTGTCCTTTTTCCCGAAGTGCTCGAACCATCCCACCCGTGCGGTATCCCATGTACGTGTCGAAGACGTCCACCTTGCTCGTCTCCTTCACCGAGAGCGAGGGTTCGGAGTGGATCGTCGTCGCCACGATGTTGAAGGCGAAGGCGACCTCCTTCAAAGTGCACGCTCCTGTGATGATGACTTTTCCCGTGGCGAACACACTCGCGGTGATTTGTTTCATCTCCTCCGCCGGTTTGAACTTAATCTTCACCGCGCTGTACCTCTCCGGTTCGAACGACACGGAAAACATCCCGTGCTGGGCGTCGAAATGTCTGTGCACCGCGATGAGATTGAGTTCTCGATTGAGGGAGAAATTGCTGTTAATCATGACCACCCTGAATTGTTCCGCCCGCACGCGAACGCTGATAAGGGTGTGCAACATCTGCCCCAACTGATCTATGATTCTCTGACAATCGAAGAGGGAAGTGCACCCGGCCACTTGGATGCTCCCGTTGGGGAAAATCTTCACGCTCTTCACCGAGTTGAACTCGTCCACACACCGAAGGGTGACTTGGTTGTAAAAAACAGCGTTCCCGAGGGACCAGGTGATTTGCTTCTTCGACCTCGACCCGCGACGCCGCCACTTGAGTTCCCCAATCTTTTCAAACGTCGCGCGCACCCTGTGAATGTCGATGGATTGCTCAAACCTCGAAACCATGGTGATGGTGGTTATTTTCACGTACGAGGGGCGACACCCCGGGTCGAATTGGTTTCTGAATTCATCCAAGGTGAGGACGTAAGAGAAATGATTGTTCGCGATGGAAGAGTACCCCATTTTAAAGATTTCCCCAACAATCGACGGGCTTAAGGCAATAATTCACAAATATTAGTAGAATGATGTTCCTTCACTCCGCGAAATACGTCCACGATGTCGAATCAGGGTTGGATTACGTCCAAATCGAGTACGACAAATACAGTCCGTACTCTAAGGAATACGACACCCACGTCGACAATCTCGCGACGCGTCCTCTCGGGAGTTGGGCTGAAATCCATTCTCTCAAGAAGAGCGTTAAGTACGATAAATTTTTAAACTCCATGGTCGAACAAACGGTCGAGGTCATGCAGAAGATGTGTGAGGTCACCCTCACCAACATCGTCAACGACCTAGAGCCGAGCGCCAAGGCGCAGATATGGCTCATGCACACCATGCGCATCTTGGACCCGTCTTTCACCCCGCCTTGGATCAACGTCAAGTCCGCGTGGCAACGCGCCTACGTCGCGGAGACGATAGAGCACACCTTTTTCGATCTCATCGAGCGCACGGTGAACACGCGGCGCCTGGAAAAGTTGTTTAACGTCTTGAAATTAATAGAAATAGAATTAACAATGTAAGAATAAGCATAAATAACGGACGCATAACCAATTTGTTTCTCGGAGACGGCTTGATGACCTCGATCGCCTTCTTCTCCTCCGGTGCCCCACCTCGCGGGTACTTGCACGTCCACCCCAAATCGATGTATCGCTTCGGCTGCTTCGGTCTGTTGTCCACGCAATTCGGCGCGACGGGCTTGCAGTAGTCCACCGTGCGGTCACCCATCGTCACCGCCATCTCACACAGAGGGGAGGGCTCGGCGTCTGGAACACCCCACGTCTTCTCCGTGACGACCTCGTCGAAATCGTCGAAATCCCCGTTACGTCTGACGGATCCCGGGAGGAGTAGATTGTGCTCGTTCACAAACGGGTTCCACCCATTCATCTGGTTTTCGTCGTCTAGCATGGACTCGCTCATTTACAGTAGGTGCATATTTTTTTGTGTGCATCTTCGTCAATTGCTCGCTCCAAGCGTCGTCCAGGTCGATGTCGAGTTGTGCTGAAAGTTGGAATATGTAGGACAGGACGTCCGCCATCTCACTCGCCACGTCCTGCCCCTTCTCCTTTTTGAGGTTTATCTTTTTGAACACCCTGTTGTACTGTCGAATCGCGCTCGCCAACTCCCCGAACTCCTCCGATAAGAGCAGCCACGTCTGTTCAACCGTGCCGTCCCATCCCCGCAGTTTGCACAGGCGCTTGGTCTGTTCTTTGTATTGGTTCAGACACATTCAATATCTTACTCATACAGGGGGGTGTATTTTTTATACGCCAATCTTGTCGTTGAAGGGAATCTTTTTCCCGTGAGTCGAGGTGTTGATCGGCTGGGCCAACGGCTCGGCCATGGTTTGCGAATCGCGGATGTACGCAATCTGTTGCATCACCCCGGTTTTGATTTGTCTCACGGCGGTGTTCATGACCACGGTGTTCATCTCACGCACCTGCTCGTTCACGTTTTGAAAGTGGTCGCCGGCGTTGTTGATGAAAACCATGCGCATGAGGGCGAAGAGGTCGTCGTCGGACTGACGGTCGATCTCGATCCCACCGGAAATTTGGCGGAAGCGGGTGCGGATGGCGTGCTGAAGAAGGTTTCGGTTGAACTCCGAGAAGAACAGAGTGTTCAGGGGGGTCTCCGATTGCTTCAGGGTGCTGAGGCTACTCATTACTATGGGCAGTGAAAATAATCCCAGTCTATAATAAATCATGCAACCGGTCGTCCTCGCAGATTTCGACGAGACGTTCGCTCAGAAGCCGCCGTCCCCGGACGACATCCCGTGCAAGGCACCGACGTGCTTCGTCGGCTCCTACGCACCCGTGAGCAAGCCTGGTGTCCCGGGCACCTTCAACAACAACACCTATTTTTTGCACCCGACGCGAAAGTTCGAAGCCGTGGGCGCGGTCGTGGTGCGCTCGGGCGATTTTAAGTGCACTTAAAAATATTGGACATTATTTAGTTATCAGCCATGCGAGTGCAAAAGCGTTCCGGAAAAATTGAGGATGTCAAGTTTGACAAAGTCACCCTCAGAATATCGAATCTGTGCGACGGGCTCTCCGACGCGGTCGACCCGACCGTCGTGGCTCAGAAGGTGTTCTCGTCCATGTACGACGGCATCAAGACCACTGAAATCGATACTCTGAGTGCTGAGATATGCATCGGGATGATCACCGAAGACCCTGATTACGAAACCTTGGCCACCAGAATCGTGGCCTCCAACATCAGGAAGCAGGCGCCGAATAATTTCCACCTCGCCATGAAAAAACTCCACGCCGAGGGCATCGTGACCGAGGACGTCGTCAAGACCGCCAAAGAGGTGAAAGACTCGATCGTGCCCGAGAGGGATTTCGATTTCGGATATTTCGGCCTGAAGACTTTGGAGAAAGGGTACCTCCTCAAAATCAACGGTGACGTCGTGGAGACGCCCCAGTACATGTGGATGCGAGTCGCCGTCGGGATTCACGGCTCGGACGTCGACAAGGTTTTGGAGACGTACGAGTTGATGTCCCAGGGGAATTTCACCCACGCCACCCCCACCCTGTTCAACAGTGGGACGCCGAGACCACAACTCTCGTCGTGCTTCCTTGTGGCCAATAAGGAAGATTCGATCGACGGCATTTACGGCACCATCACCGAGTGCGCGCAAATCTCCAAGTGGAGCGGCGGGTTGGGGGTGCACATTCACAACGTTCGGGCGAATAAGTCTCGCATTCGAGGCACCAACGGCCAAGCCGACGGTATCATCCCGATGTTGAGGGTGTTCAACGCCACCGCGCGATACGTGAACCAAGGAGGCAAGAGGAAGGGGTCGTGCGCCATCTACCTCGAACCGTGGCACGCCGACGTGATGGAGTTTTTAGAGTTAAGACTCAACCAAGGCGACGAGGAGGCGCGCACGAGAGACCTCTTCACCGCCCTGTGGATTCCAGACGAGTTCATGCGTCGCGTGGAGAGCGGTGGGGACTGGTCCCTCATGTGCCCCGACGAGTGCCCGGGCCTGTCCGACGCGTACGGCGAGGCGTTCGATGAATTGTACAGAAAATACGAGAGCGAGGGCAAGGCGCGGCGAACGCTCCCGGCGCAGACGGTGTGGAAGGCCATTCTCAAATCACAGAGCGAGACGGGCACGCCCTACATGCTCTACAAGGACGCGTGCAATTCCAAGTCGAACCAAAAGAATTTGGGGACCATTAAATCTTCCAACTTGTGCACGGAAATCCTGGAGAAAACAGACAGCGAGGAGACGGCGGTGTGTAACCTGGGTTCGATCGCCCTCCCGAAATTCGTCAAAGACGGTGGATTCGACCACGAACGCCTCCACGAGGTCACCAAGGTGTTGG